CTAATACAAGAGAGAAACAAAAGGAAGACTTTAGGAAATTGGTTTCTGCTGCTGCAGGAGCACAAATTAATCCCGAGCATGCAGATAACGCCAACAGGTTATTAGCCAGTGCAGAGCAACTTCGCGCCGTCGGACAACAGTTTATAGCGCAAGGAGGTGGCACAACTGCTGTTAGCACCACCAATAATCCGGTAGCTGACAATATATTAAAAATAATGGGATTTTCTAAAACATGAACTTACTCGAAGGTGGCAATGTATTTAAAGATGCCACGGGCAAACCACTTACCCAACGGATTAATAGTGCAGATGTGCCCGGCACCATTAAATGGCTGGAAAAACTTACCAAACTTGATTTGACCGGAAAAGAAAAAGATAAGAACGGCGTGCCTGCACGTTGGCTTGGCAGCACTGGCCGTCGGGATACTTCTGGAGATCTAGATATTGCTCTTGATGCTAACATTGTCAGCAAAGAACAACTTAGTACATTCCTTACTCAATGGGCTACTAAAAATAATTTAGATCCTGCACAATTTGTTAAGAAAGCTGGTGAACTGCACTTCCGTACACCAATCAACGGTGATCCTAAACAAGGATTTGTACAAACAGATTTCAATTTCTATTCAGATTCCGATGCTTTAAAGTGGGGAACATTTTATATGAGTGGTAGCAGTGCAAACTATAAAGGCATGGCACGCAATGTATTACTCAGTAGCTTGGCCAAGCAACAGGGACTTAAGATAGGTGGCAATGGTATTGTCAGCAGAACTACAAACAAGCTTATCGCCAATGGTCAGGACCCGGATCTTGCTGCTCAAATGGTGCTAGGTCCAGGAAAGACACGCAATGACTTGGCCACAGTAGAAACTATCTATGCCAATCTTGCCCGAGATCCAGAACGTGATGCCAAACTAGCTGATTTCCGTGAGTACTTGGCTCGCGAAGGCCTGGCTGAACCAACTCTAAAAGAAGAGAATGAAGTCAACTTCATGGCCAGACTACGTGACCGTATCGTTAATCAAGGCATGTATACCTTGATTGAAGCAGCCGCGCCAGCTGTCAGTGGTGGTCATGCCAAGGGTATTGAGCATTTAGAAGATCTGGTATTTAGAAAAGGCAGCAGAGGAATTTCTGAAGCATTGGCAATTGCCGAACATGCAGTGCAGGATACCAAATCTACTGTCAGCGTAAAGTGGGACGGAATTCCAGCTATTGTTTGGGGTCGTGATCCCGACGGTGCATTTGTGTTGACCGACGTTGCTGGATTTACAGCCAAAGGGTACGAAGGGTTGGCACGTAGCCCCAGACAAATTAGCAACATAATGGTTAAACGTGATACTGATGCTGCTGCCAAAGGCAACAAAGCAAATCGTGTCGAAACGTTGTTGCCAATATATACCACATTGTGGCCCTTGCTATCCGCAGCAACACCAGAAAAATTCCGTGGTTATGTGCAAGGCGATTTGCTGTACATGACGCAACCACCAATGGAAGCTGGAGCATTTGTATTCAAACCCAATACTGTAGAGTATCGCATTCCAGCAGCAAGTGATGTTGGAAAGCAAATTGCAGCCAGTAATGTAGGGGTAGCAATACACACACGCTATGCCGAACCAGGTGCCCCAAAAGAACCAGTTGGCAATATTAAGTTTAATCCAGTACCAGGCTTGCTGTTATTACCACCTGTGTTACCAAAAGAAAATATCGCATCAAATAACAGTTTGATCAAAAGTATCAAAGCATTGAACCGTCAGCATGGAGCCGACATAGATCAATTGTTTAATCCAGCCGATTTACGTACTCAGCAAATCACAGACTTGCCATCCTTATGCATAGACTATATCAATAGTCAAGTAAAAAATCCAAATGTCAGTGGATTCGATATCAATGCATTATTACCGGGATTTGGCGAATATCTACAAACTAAAGTAACTCCAAAGAAATTTAATAACATTGTAGAATACTTACAAAGTCCACGGAGCAATACAGATGCATTGGCTGCGGCATTTACAGCATTTATACAGTTACATGCCTTGAAGGAAGACATCCTAAATAAATTAGATCTCCAACATCCTGGACAGGAGGGATGGGTCATGGCCACACCGGCCGGATATGCCAAAGCTGTAAATAGATTTGGATTTAGCCGTGCCAATGCTGCCCGTAATAATCCACCCCCGGCATGAACCTATACCAAGAAATAGCCGAAGGTCGTATGCTGCGCACATTGGCAAATGTGCATGGATTAAGCACGACCGATCTCGCAGAACGGGTATTTGAACACATGTTGGGATTACAGTTATTGGTGCAGGAACATCCTACAGCAGCTAGGAAATATGCAGAGGAAATCGTGCAAGCACAAACGTTTAATGGATTTCGTTCTAATCAAACAGATCTTTATAACTTCCTGGTATTGCTAATGCGTCCAGAGCAGTATGAGCAGCATGTAAAAAAGAATCTATCAATTGTAATGCCGGAGTTTATCATACGGCGTAATATACGTGCTATTGCAGCAGGTAAATTTGACCTGCAAGATTTTAACCGTATGATGCTGTTATTGCAACGGCATTTCCCCGATCTCACAGCCCGTCAAATCAATCTGCGTAGGGAGATATCTAACTATGCGACTCTTAGTAAGAATTCTCGTCAAACAGTTATCAATCAGTTATTGTTTGCCATGCAAGAACGTCGGCATTGGATCAACAGTGACCTGTATGTATTGCTGCATGAACTTAAATAACGCCCGGCTGCAGACTGATTTTTCCCATTTAGGCTAAATAAGTGTAGGGCAAACACGCTCACACACTATAAGGAGTATCAAAAATGGCATCAGTTACACGGGTATCAGGTACAACACAACCGGTATTTGCACTAGACACACAAAATGGTTCAATATCCGGTACAGCAAACGTTGCAGGCAACGTTGCAGTTCAAATGCAAGGTCCAAAACTTGACTTTTTCTCATTGAAAGCAAATGCTGCTTTAACCAATGCTGGTAACGTCAATGGTTATCTCAACAACGTTCTGCAAGCAATCCAGCAGATCGGCACAATCGCAATGTATCAAGCCAATCCAGCTGCTGGTAACATCAGCTTGGCAATCTACCCAACCGGCGCGTATACAACAGCAACCTTGGTTGCTGCTGCACAAACCGCAAATTCCACAGGTGGATTAGACATTGGCATTCCAACTGCAAACGTTTCAAACGTGGCAACATTCAGCTGCACAAACACTTAATTAACTGAGTAACAAGTTAATCTTAAAGCCCCGGATTAAAACACCGGGGCTTTTTGTTGGCGTAAATATGCTTGATGAGTTCAATATACGAAAGTCCCGACGGTGGCAAAACAGTGTTTGTGCGCGAAGGCAATATCAATGTACCGGTGGATATGTTTATCCAACGTCGTGACCAAATGCGAAAATCTCAATGCTGGAGTAACATACACTCAGCTGCCAAGACCGACGCGGCATTGCAAGATCTCCTGGACCGTGTGGAAGTATATTACAAATTGAAACACGGTCATGCAAAGGATTAGTTGCCATTGCACGTTTGAACTGGCTGTGACCGGGGTAACAGGAAACTATCGTGCCACGCGACTGCCATTTACTGATCTAACAGGAACCGTGATCAATACTGAAGCGGCATGGCATCACAGTCGTAATAGACAAAGAAATTGGGAAACCCTTACACAGCTGATCGCCATGCGTACACAGTTGTTTGACATGCAAGAGCCACAATTCCTGCCAGACTCAAACCAATGGTTCTTTGAATTTGCCATCGAAGGTGCAGACATATTTCGAATTGAAACCGACGATCTTGGATTGCTCAAAGCCGATTGTGAGAATGTACCTATGCTGTTGGGATTAGATAAAAATCAAGTCAGTATAGGGGCATTGATATCAAGTGGTCCAAATCAGAACATCTGGTTTGTTACAATTAACGATAAATAACATATTGACATCTATACAGTGTATAGATCCTAATAGGCCTATTTAAATCGCAATCTCTCAGAACCCTGTGTTTCCCCGGATGTGCTATAAACTACTATTAGGAAAAACATTAAATGGCAACAGCAAACGAACGAA